CGATATATGTAGCCGCACCAAGGGAGGGAGTGGTTGCTTCGTTCCATGCGTCAACCGACATAGACAGCAACGTGTTAGCATTATCCTCAAAGGCAATTTCCCATTCAGTAACCTTGCAGCCATTGTAGTTAAACGGCTGGACAGTACCCGTAATGGGTTCCGGCTTACCAAGCTGTGCCGAGAAAGACTTACCTCGAAGACCGCCAGGAGTGAAATATGCCTCATAGGCAAGAGTGCCAGCGGGCACAACTGCTAGAGCCTGGGTAGAACCCAGAACATGCTGCATCCACCAGGACATACCCTTAAACATGAAAGGCAGTTCAATCTTACCTGACGCGGCCTTTCGGGAAATACCGACCTGGTTAATAGACTTGAAGGTCTTAGTCGCCCGGATTCCGTCACCTTCCAGATAGGTCGGGTCAAAGGCCAGTTCTGCGCTATTGAATGTGTAGAAATGGTCTGGTGCAAGAACTGTACCGACAGTAGTTTCGGTTTTAGTTCCTAGCTGGGCATCAAGCCCTGATCCGGTCGCCATTATTCATCACTCTTTTCGTCATTCTTATTATCAGTGCTGGACTTAGCCTTAGACTTGGAAGCACCAGCGGCCCAGTTTTCTTCGGACCAGGAAAGGGAGTTAGCTAGGTCGTCGGGAACCACGATTGAATCGCCAGTTTCGACGTAACCAAAATCTTCGCCTCCAAGAACAACCGAAACCGGGCTCTGGTGGCCGATGTACTGCTTTAGCATTGTGTAAATCCTTTACGATAGATTGGCGCGAACGGTAATAGCAAATTGCATCTGTACCACTGCCCCGCCAGATACATTCAAAGATCGGGTATCCATCACATCGGACACTAGGGCATTCCAGGTATCGAGTGTGCCAGGATGCAAGGTAAGATTGACAGCAACGTCATTAATAACGCTGGTCGCCAAAGTTCTTGCTGCCGCGATAGTCGTACTTTTGCCGACCGCGACACAGTTAATAATCATTTCTTCTTCGCGCCTTTTAGCGCCAAGGCCCTTCCAGACCTGCGACATTGTAGCCGCATTAACCGGGGTTGCCTCTTCGCCCGTTTCCAGCGGCGACTCTGCTCCGATTGCTGCGAACCTAGTCTCAGCGTTATCGGGCAGACTCGACGGAGGTCCGTCAAATACAGGATAGGCGAGCGCTGCGTTGAGAGTAGAGACAATCCAGGGAATTACATTGTCAATGGCTGTAGCGGTAGCGGTCATGAGTAAACCCCCGGTTTACGAGTGTATTCGTCAATGCGTAGCGGCTGACTCATTAGCGGAACCCCGGCCTTTCCTCGCCCGACAACATCGCCATCGCGTGAGGCGGAATCTTGTATGTACTAACCAGGTTTTCCCAGTTAGCAGTTTCGTTAGGTCCAGGCTCTAGCTGATCCGCGCCATAAGGCCGCTGAGTCGCCCACATATCGTAGCAAATCTCAAGAGCGGCGAGTTGAATCTTATTCGAGATAACCGCGCGGCCACATGTGTATGTTGCTTTCCATGGTCCGTAGTAGAACGGCATGGCATTCTCTAGCTCGACCGTGGCGCTATCAGGATAGACGATGAAATCGCCATTGGCCTGAGTCCACGTCGGCCCGTTCGCCCGAACAGAACTAATGGAAGTAATCGAAGTGTCGCTAAGTAGCGGACCGTGAGGCAGTTTCAGCACCTTAACGGTATAGCCACCAGCAATTCTTTCATTGGTAAAAGTCTTGATAACGCAAATGCCGACCACTTCTTCGATCAGTTCCGTTACTGCCATCATTACCTGACGCAGCAACGACTCTTTCTCGTTGGACGTGCTAGTGCCGTAATTGATAAACGCCTTAACGTCATCAATGCTTACAATAGACCTGAATGTAGCAACGGGAACATAGTCGGTCTTTGAGGTATTCGGTCCAGTAGAAACCCACTGGAATTTATACAAGCCTTCTAGCGTAAAAGTGTAATCGACGTGATAGTGACCTAGACTGTCGTGAGTAACGCTTGGAACAACGGTGGTACCATTGGGCAAGGTAATGGTGAGCACAACCGTAGCATCGATAAAGTTCCCGTTTACGTCCGTTAGGACAAACGTGGAAGTATAGGACTCGCCCGTTTCGATCGCTGCCATTATGTCTCACCTGCTACCTTACTCGCTGTTTTAGTTTTACCGGACACTGCACCCCTCGCCTTGTCTGTATCGGACACGGTACTATGAGATTTAGCGCCATGGGTCGTAGTTGCATTGTGTTCACCGGCACCCGCGACGATTCCATGATAAGGGTGAGTAACCCCTAGTCGGCCCGTCCCGAACGCTAGCGAAAGCGCCAAGATCTGAGGCTTCTTAATCCTCAAACTACCCGAACCCAAGAACTGCTGAGATCCGTTTCCTAGCAACCTTGCCTTTTTGACAATAGCGCCGCCAGCACCAGACCAGGATTCAGCACCCGTGCCGTGAGGCGCAGGCTTTTTAACACTTACCGAACCAGTTCCGGCCAGCCCGCCAGAGTTGCCAGTTCCGGCCGCAGCAGGCTTCTTCGCGTTAACGACTCCGGTGCCGGTGTAGACTTCGACGCCAGCGCCAGAAACACTAGTCTTTTTAATAGTAGTTTGGCCGGTACCCGTCACTCCTGCGGCAGTGTTAGTCCCCGTACCGTTTGCAGCAGTTTTCTTTATAGAAATACTACCTGTAGCGGTAAAGGTTTCTGTGCCAGTGCCCGAAGCGGCAGGCTTTTTAACGGCGCTGCTACCCGAACCCCAGAAGTTTGTACCCGTGCCGGATGCCGCAGGCTTCTTGACAGAACTACTTCCCGTTGCCGAGAACTGTTCCGTACCCGTGGCGCTAGCCACCGGCTTCTTAATGCTACTGCTGCCAGTACCCGAGATACCCGGAATTGAACCAGTACCCGAAGCGGCAGGCTTCTTCACATTTGACGAGCCAGTGGCGGTAAAGGTTTCTGTGCCAGTTCCGCTAGCCGCAGCCTTTTTGACCGAGCTACTACCGGAACCCCAGAAGTTAGTACCTACGCCAGAAGCGCTAGGCTTTTTAGCCCTGCTACTACCTGTAGCGGTGAATACTTCGACGCCTGTACCAGAAGCGGCAGGCTTCTTAATACTACTTGAGCCAGAACCCCAGAAGTTAGTTCCGGTGCCCGACGCAGCAGGCTTTTTAGCCCTGCTGCTGCCAGTAGCCAAGAACTGCTCGACGCCTGTACCATTCGCAGTAGGCTTTTTAACAGAACTACTACCAGAACCCCAGAAGTTAGTTCCGGTTCCATTTGCAGCAGGCTTTTTGAGAGCACTGCTGCCAGTAGCTAGGAATTGTTCAACGCCGGTACCGCTAGCCGCAGGCTTCTTAATACTACTTGAGCCCGTGCCAGTAATTCCGCCAACAGTTCCGGTTCCAGACGCAGCAGGCTTCTTTGCAGAACTGCTGCCAGTAGCGGTAAATGTTTCAATACCCGTGCCGCTAGCCGCTGGTTTCTTAGCCGAACTACTGCCAGTAGCCGCGAATTCTTCGCTGCCAGTACCGGAAGCGGTAGGCTTCTCAGTATTAACACTTCCCGTGCCGGTAATATCCAAAGAACCTGTAATGGCCTGCCAAACCCACTGGCGACGGCGCTGGTTATTCCTACGACGTGACTTTCTGTGGCGTTGCTGCGGCATACCAATTGCACTCGTAGGCAATACCTCAACTGCAACAATTCCCCAGTCATCTGTAGCGGAATTGCTGAAACCTACCGTCTGGGCACCACCAACAGAAGCTACGGTGCCTTCAACCCCGTTATCAGCCCCGGAAAGGCCGGAATGGTTGAGTTGCCACCGAATAGCAACGCTGTTCGTGCCCGAGAACGTGCCGGTATTAGAACCGAAACACGCGGCGGTAACAATCATCCCGCCTGAAACTGTGCCGGGCACCGACGCAGTTACCGATGTTGTACCAGCGGCATTATTAGAAACAGGAGTCGCGAAACCGCCCCCACCGGCTAGACTTACCGAACCTGCGTTATGATTGTTAGACTCCGATGTCGAAACAGATACGGTATTAGTTCCGGTTGGTACGGTGGGGCCAGATAGTCCGTAGAAGGATACCCCGCCCGCGCTACCGCCAGCACTAGCCTGAAATTTAAGAAAGGAGAGGGCAACGCCACCGTACGTTACGGCGGTAACTGTGTTCGCTGATCCGGTGAAGATAGTAACAGCAACTACAATCGTGTTGCCGTTGTTAGTATGCGACCACGTTCCAGGGCTGGTAGTAAACGCGATACCCGTAGCGCCCGGTCCTACAGCATCATAGGTAACTGCCACGTTGCTCGCCCTCCCTGCTATTAGCTAAAGACGAGCGAACCCTGAATAGCTACCGCTGTTCCGTCAATGATTGTCTCTGCCCGTGTTAGCCGACCAGTGCCCGGCCAAAAATCAACACCCATACCGCTCATGTTAATCTGTCCGTTACGATTAGTGTAGACGCCCCCAGGAAATCCCGCACCTGCGAGAAAAAACCATGTATCCCCATTGTCATTAGACTGGTAAACGCCAATCTGGCAAGTAGTTAGGGCAGTCATAGAATTGAAGCCGCCAACTACCGTCCGGTCAATCGACAGCACCGCATTGATATCAGTGTCCGCTACCGATGCCGGTCCGAATTCGGTCGTACCGATTTGCAGGGTCATAAGAGGAATTGTAATTGTACCTGCCATTTAGTTCTCTCCGTATAGTTTGCCGTACTGAGCTGTTATGGTATTTGCTGCCGTAGCCGCGCTTAGCGTAAGGTAAGGCCACAGCCAGTAGTTAATGTTCTTATCGTAGGTGGTAATAAGCGCGTTACCTGTAGCAACAGGAGACGTTTGCAAGTTAGCCGCAAATGCCCCGCCATCAATAGCCGCGTGGCATACGAGAGTAGAAGTCGTGCCAGGTCCGCCCATAGTACGAAGGCCGATTTCGGCTTCCATCTTCCAAGAGAATGACCCAGCGGTAGGAGTTGAAGCTAGAGTTGGGGTCGCCAACGGAGTAGAAGCCGAGAATGCGTTAGTATTGGAGACAGCCAAACCGAACGACCACGTAGGCAGCGTCGCCGTAGCGGTCATAAACCCACCCATTTTAAACTTAAGGCTACTAGTCCAGTCCCCTAGATTACTCATGTACCCGGCCGGGATGATAATAGCTGGCCACCCTGCCGTAATTGTAACCGCTGCTGCCGTAGGCACGCTGACAGTAGCCGCATTGTAGGTAGCAAACAGAAGTTCGGTGCCAATAGGCTTGTAACCAGACATATATAAATCCTTTCGGGGGATTACTCAGGCATCACAAGCGTGAAGCTGGAAAGCGTAATGTTAGCACCAGAGCTGAATGCAACGGAGTTGAAGTTGATATCTGCGCCAGAAGTTCCTACCGAACCTGCGGCCTTGAGCACCGCACCGGAAGTAAATAGGCCAAACGTTGCAGCCGTATTTGTAGCAAGTGCCGTAACAGTCGATGAAACGAAACTAGCCGTAACCGTCCAGATCTTGTTAGGGAAAGATCCTGTAAGGGTACCAGTACCCGCCGCCTGAAAGGCAGGAGTATTGAACGTAAATTCTGCCAGCTTAGTACCCGCGAATGCGGTGTCCGGGTCCTTACCACTGGACACCTGAGCATCGGTCCAGATAGAAAGAGTACCACCATTAAATAGTGCCTTTAGTGCGTCAGACTGTGTAATCACCGCCCCAGCAGCAGCGGTATTAAAATATGCTGTCATTAAAATTTACCTCGCAGAGTAGCCCAGAAACTAGTGTTAGCTCCTATCGTGACAATTGAAACAATTAGCCGGTAGTACCGACCTATAAGCATTACTTCGCCCGAAGTTTGATAGTTACCACCTACGGTTCCTACCACCGGAGCTGTATTCGCAGGAAGCGGAGTAAGACGCAATGGATAACCCGCTGACGGGTCCACAGTTTCCTCAATTCCTACCTTCATCGCGCTGTCTGTAACGACCACTGCGGCCAAGACAGACTTTCGATCGTTGCTACTAAACCATGGGCTATAAAAAGTTGGGGGAGAAGAAATTACGTCACCACTTACCGGAGACTCATACACCAAGTCAATACGCGATTCACTCATGATTATTCCCTTTCAGTGCCGGTTGAAATAGACGGAAGACGAATACTGCCAGAGCCAACGATATCTGCGACAATGCCAGAACCAGAAATATCCTCAACTTCGGGATCTTCCGATTCTGCGCGCTTCACGATTACGGAGTCTTCCGGCAAACCGCGCTTGCGTGCCTTGCGCTGATCTTCGCGCTTCGGCGTTGGGCGGCCCTTAGGAGGTGTAGTGCTGACTGACATTACTTGGCTCCCTTTGGCTTTGCCGGTGCCCTAGGTGCGGGCTTCGCGGCTGGCCTAGCTGGTCGGCGCTTCTCGTCTGTCTCGCCGTTCTTGGCTTCGGTGGTCTGTAGCTTCGGCGCTGTACGCCCCTTGGGAGCCGCTGAGATCTCTTCTACGGCGTCAGGATCGAATCCCATGCCTCGGAGTAGCCCTGCCAGCTCGGCCGCCTTAGCGGGGTCCTGAATGGCCGCCATCTTACGGCGTAGCGGTGCGATACGGGGATCTTCGTCTGTCATGTTGTTATCCTAGCTTGAGTAGATCGGCAGTATTAGTAACGTTCGTGTTCAGGGAGTAAGTGACCTTGATGTATCGATATCGCTGACCGGGCGGAATTACCTTTACGGCTGTCGTAGCCGTGGTAATGATGAACGCGGCATTAGTAACAGTACCCAGCGAGGCGATATCCGCATAGTTAAGAGCGGTCCAGACCGTGTTATCGACCGACCCGTTAATGGTATAGGTGCAAGTTGGGGTAGCACCGATGGTTGTTACGACTCGTACAAGGCGAGGCGAGCCCTTTGGGTCCGGGTCGCCAGCGTCGTAGGTATTGGTCGTATCTACGTTAGTTGTCTGACCCGTTCCTAGCACAAAGGCGGTAGGGAATCCGGTGTTAGTCGGCGTAATGCCAGCCAGCCCGAGATACTGCACAATTTCCGCGAACTTGCCTGCGTTGTTTAGCAGGGGAGTCCCGAAGAGGGACATCTCAAGCCACTTTTCATAGAGATTGTCGGTAGAAGCGCTCATCGTTGTCCTTTCGAGACATTGTTTCGTTGTGGAGTGGATAATTCTTTGAGCCACACGGAAAGGCTGGGACGAAGCCCAGCCCAACCGAATGATTCCTAGAACCATTGTGGTCGTTAACTTAGAATCCAGTTGGAGCTGCGAGTGCTGCACCATTGACCTTCTGGATAGCGTTGGCGTAACGCTGGTAGGTGTACGCGAAGTAGCCGTAAACCACGAGCAGAACACCGAGAGATGCTGCTGCTGGCTGCTCTGCGCGGATGTAAACGGGGTTACCCTGATCCTCCCAGAGGTGGCATTCAAACTGCGGAACAATCAGAATATGGTCCTGAGTACCACCCGTAGGGGCACCGGCAAGAGCCGTAGTCGTGATGTTCGCATCGGTTACAACGGACATACCATTAGGCATGACACCACTAGCACCCTGAGCATACGGAGTAGCGGCGTTGTTACCAACTGCGCGCGGGTCCGTATCCGGCTGCGAGAACGCAGGCCAAGTGTTAGTCAGAAGAGACTGAAGCCAGTACCACCGGCGAGGGTGCATAACTACGTGAGTAGGATGCGCCATTCCGCGAGTAGCAGTATCACTCTGCGACGCCGCACCCATAAGCGCGGGATAAATCGTCGCCAGGTCCGCTGTGGCAATAGCAGTAGTAGCGTTACCTACTGCGTCAAGTCCAGTCGAAGCCTGGTTAAGCAGAGTGGAATCAAGGCTAGTCGCGTACTGCCGGAAAAGGTCCTGCATTACAACGTCTTCAATACCAGTTCCACGCTCAATTGCCTGGCGGGAAATAGTCTGCTGACCGGCAGCAGTCTGCACGTTAAAGGTAAGCAGAGTATCGTCCATTGCAGTTGCAGAAACTGCGGTCGATTCTGATGCCTGTAGTGCGGTAGTAGAAGCGGTAGTAATACGAGAGATGTTCAGCGACATACCCGAGGCGGGCAGAGGATGCGAGTTGCAGATATCTGCAAACGGACGCAGGTTAGCTACGGCCGGTGCAACCATATCGACAAGGTACTGCGGAACAACCAGACCAGTGAAAGCCCCTGTTCCGACTTCACCGACACGCAGTTCCATACCCGCATTGGAACGATCGATCTGTTCCTCACGCATATGCGACTGAAGACGACCAGCGGCGCGTACGTCATTGGTAGTGAACTGGCGTACAACGTCGTTCAGGAACATCTTACCAACCGGGTCATTGCCCTGGTGATAAGTCCTTTCCTCACGACCGACAGAAACACTAGCGGTGCGCTGCGTGGCATCGCGCTGCGGAA